GCGAACACCGGCATATAGGAGGCTAGGAAATGGCTATTTCAAGAGCACAACTAGCTAAAGAGCTAGAACCCGGTCTAAATGCACTTTTTGGGCTTGAGTATGATCGTTATGAAAACGAACATGCTGAAATCTTTGCAGAGGAAGCATCTGATCGTTCATTTGAAGAAGAAGTGATGCTTGGGGGTTTCTCAACAGCACCAACTAAGGAAGAGGGCGCAGCCGTCTCCTTTGATGATGCTCAAGAGACATTCACAGCACGGTACACACACGAGACAATCGCTTTGGCGTTTTCAATTACTGAGGAAGCCATTGAGGATAATCTGTATGACCGTTTGGCATCTCGCTACACCAAGGCTCTGGCCCGTTCAATGGCTCAGACCAAGCAGATTAAAGCTGCGGCTATTCTGAACAATGCGTTCAGCACAGGCGCTTCTGCGATCGGCGATGGTGCAGCACTTTGTTCCGATTCACACCCATCTCTGTCAGGTAACCAGCGTAACTTGCTGTCAACTGCTGCTGATTTGAATGAAACTTCACTTGAGCAAATGTTGATTGATATCGCCGGTTTGACTGATGAGCGTGGTCTCAAGATTGCAGTTCGTGGGACGAAACTTATCATTCCAAAAGAATTGCAGTTTATTGCAGAGCGTGTGATTAACTCAAACTTGCGTTCAGCAACGGCTGATAACGACGCAAACGCTATCAAGAACATGGGTATGCTGCCTGAAGGTGCAGTTGTAAACCACTTCTTGACAGACACGGATGCGTTCTTCATCAAGACCGATGCACCAAACGGTTTCAAATACTTCAACCGTTCTCCAATCAAGACTGCAATGGAAGGTGATTTTGACACCGGCAACATGCGGTTTAAGGCCCGTGAGCGTTACAGCTTCGGTGTTTCCGATTGGCGTTGTGTGTTTGGAACACCGGGCGCAGCATAATAACCTCTTTTCCCGTAGAGGTTTCAAAGGGCGGCTTCACAGTCGCCCTTTTTTATTGTATGGTTGTTTTATCCTGACAGCCCACAGGGGGCTGACATTAGCCAAGACAGGAGAAACAAATGGCTACAACTACTTTTTCGGGCTCCGTCCGTTCAAAAGCAGGTTTTAAAGTAATTAACGAGGGCTCTGGCACTGGTGCGATTACAGAAACAGGCTTTTCTGTAAATTCAACAGGTCAGTTGATTTCTTTAGGAACAAGAAAAATCCAAACTTTTGTAGGATCACTGGCAGGCACAGACACCAGTTCAGCGTATGCTGACGGTGATGTTCTTGTTGAGTTGGGAACTCTTAACACAGATCACCCAGATGCATTGGTAACAGCGTCAAAGTTTTTCATTCACAAAGCTGTGATTGGTATCACCACCGCCGCTGGCCAAACTTTGGTCGGATCTTTGCAGTTGAGTGCTACGAGTGGCACCGCAACTAATGCCGCGGTTTCGTCCGGCACAGAGATTGTTGGAGCAGGTGTAGCAGCCTTTTCACCAACATTATCTGCTGCGTTGTCCATAACTGAGGTTGACATTAATTTTAACAACACAGCCGGTAACTTCCATGTGTTTGAACCAAATGTTACTGCTCCGATTGCAAGCACTCATTTGTATGCTGCGGCCACAACCACGCTAAACGCAGACGCAACAGCAGGCAGATTTACGGTTGAACTAGAATACTCAGTATTCTAAGGAGGCTGAAATGGCAGGATCAGACGTAAAAGCCGTGACTATCACAGCGGATACTGTTGCAGCAGACGATGACGGTATTTCGGCTAACGCTTCTGTGGGAAACAATGCGGCTCTAACCATAGGCGGGGCTTTGGCAGACAGTGGCTCTGTAACTCTTTCTCATGCGAGAAAGATTACAGTTACTTCTGCCGGTGATGATAGTAGTAAGGCGTTCACTATTGTTGGCACAGATGTAAATGGGGATTCTCAAACAGAGACTCTTACAGGTGCTAATGCCGGTGTTGCTACTAGTTCAAATTTCTTTCTTACAATAGCGTCCATAACTGCGGTAGGTAACCCTGCGGGTAACGTGAAAGCGGGTATTAGCGCGGATGCTGCGGATGTTATTTTTGCAGGGAGAACACGATTAAAAGGTGCTTTTTTATCAAGCACTGCTACAGCAGGAACGATTGACTTTTTGACAAGCTCCCCGTCAGGGACAAGTCAATTTAAGTTACGTTCAATCGCATCTGCTACGGCTACTCGTGATGTAACCATCCCAGAGGACGGCGTTTTGTTTGAGAGTGGATTGTTTATACAATATACGGTTTCAACATTTTTGTTGATGACGGTATTTCACGCGTAGGTGAAAAATGGCTCCTCGTAAAGCCAAGATGCCAAAAAGAAACAAAAAGAATTTCCGCCCCACAGAAAAAGGGGCGGGAATGACTAAAGCTGGGGTGGCAGCTTATAGACGTGCAAATCCCGGTTCTAAGTTAAAAACGGCTGTTACAGGAAAAGTTAAACCCGGCAGTAAAGACGCGAAAAGACGTAAGTCCTTTTGTGCTAGATCCGCAGGTCAGATGAAAAAATTTCCTAAAGCAGCTAAAAATCCTAACAGCAGACTTAGACAAGCTCGTAGAAGATGGAAGTGCTAATGAAAGCCGATGATGTTTTAAAACTTTTGGAAAAGCACGAAGAGGAGTGCAATAGTCGGTATGCCCAGATACAAAAACAGCTAGATAAGTTGGATCAAAGGCTTTGGGGCATAGCAGGTTTAATTGTTGCAGCAGCCGTCGTGCAGAAGGTGTTTTAAATGACCAGTGCAGTAAGAATAGGGGCAGCAGCTTGTCCTATACCAAAACGCGCTACAAATAGCGCTGTTCGCATGAAAAAAGGGGGGAAGGTAAAAAGTGGTGGTAAGATCTGTCCCGAAGGCAAAGCTTGGGCTAAACGCACATTTGACACATACCCGTCAGCGTATGCAAACTTGGCCGCTTCAAAATACTGTAAAGACCCCAACTACGCTAAAAAGTCAAAAGGCGGTAAAAGGAAAGGCCGATGAGTCTAACAGCAACGAATAAGAAAAGAGTGAAAAAAGTTATTAAAGGTTTGAAAAAAGCCTCTAAAACACATGCGGGTCAGGCACGGACACTATCTAAGTTGGTAAAAAATGGGAAACGGAAAAGATCCTAAAAAGGGGACAGGAAAAAAACCACCGGGATCGGGTAGACGTTTGTATACAGATGAGAACCCAAAGGACACTGTCTCTATTAAATTTGCAACACCTGCGGATGCAAGAGCCACTGTTGCTAAAGTTAAAAAAATAAATAAATCTTTTGCTAGAAAAATACAGATACTTACTGTTTTAGAGCAAAGAGCTAAAGTAGCAAAAAAGCCAGAACAGGCTAGAATAGCGAAGGCAGGTAAAGAGGCCATACGAAAGCAACATAGGAAGGTTTGATGGCCAAAGCTAAGAACTGTAAAAATCCTAAAGGTTTCACACAGATAGCTTCTTGTAAAGCTCAAGGTAAGATAAAAAGAACTGGTGGAAAACATAAAGGAAAAAAGGTAAAGTCTAGGAAGTATGGAGGCCGTGCATAATGGGACAGTTAAAGCAATGGCTGAAACAAGACTGGGTAAGGATTGGAACTGATGGCTCTATCAAAGGTCCATGTGGCACTTCAAAAGATAAGAAAAACCCTGACCGTTGCCTTCCTAGATCTAAAGCTAATAGTTTATCCAAAAGTGAACGCGCTACGACAGCACGCAAAAAGAAAAAAGCAGGCGCTAAAGGAAAGACTACAGTCGCTAATACAAAGGCTGCGAAAGTAACGAATTTAAAAAATGGTGGGGCTGTAACCAAGCCTAAAAGACCGTTTAGGGGTAAAAACATACCCGGAACTGTTGTAGCGCGAGGATGCGGCGCTGTAATGGCTAACAGAAGAAAACGCACCAAAATTGCATAGGAGCAAATAATGGCAAAAGAATTTATGACAATGGATGAGTATGCATCTAGCCTTGTGGGTAACGTAGCACCTACTATGAAGAAAAAAGGCATGGCCAAGGGCGGTAAAGTCCAGAAAATGGCTAAAGGTGGAGCCATGAAGAAAAAGGGATATGCCAAGGGCGGTAAAGTCCAGAAGATGGCCAACGGCGGCATGATGAAGAAAAAAGGCATGGCTAAAGGTGGCAAGGTCCAGAAGATGGCCAACGGCGGCATGATGAAAAAGAAGGGTATGGCCAAGGGCGGCAAGGTATAAGACCTTGCCCTACCTTCAAAGTAATATTCCGCACTTCAAGTGTTGGGTGCGGAGAGAGTATACGTGCAACCATTCTGATTATCATGGCGAGTTTCTTCACGCCATGGCGATTGCGGTTACTACGATGCCAAGCCGGTGTTTAAGTTTTCAGATGATATTCACCGGCTGTGAGACCGATGGCACGGATCAGCAGAATGTGCACGGGGGAGCGATGTGGGCCAGAATGCCAATAACTGCGCTTGTCGGGGATACGCCTTTTGAAGAGTGGCCAGAACCTATGCCTGTCCATTTAGCGCAACCTTGGGACTGTATGTCCCATACACACGCAGTTTATCGTTTAGATCGCGCTCATCCGTGCCCTTGGATCGCCAAGATAGGGCCTGAGTTTTATCCTGCCAAATACTATTTTACGGTGGATTATACGGAGAGTGAGATCGCTGATGACCCGGCGCAGCATAAGCAGAGTCACGTTTTAGAGCTTTTGGATGCTGGTCCGTACACGGGTAACATTGTTGCTTTACCTAATAATCGTGTCCGAGTTACACACCCTGCATGGTTTGAGACCGGACAAGGTGCGCCTGATTTCTTGCCGTCTCAGCATATACACTATTCAAAATCAGATTTAGACTATACAATGGACGTAAATCAGATATTCGACAATCTATATGCGAAAGATAAGTAATGGCTGTTTCTGGAAGCGTAAACTTTGAATTAGACGTATCAGATTATGTGGAAGAGGCTTTTGAGCGTTGCGGCTTAGAGGTTAAAACAGGATACGATCTTGTAACTGCCAGAAGATCTTTGAATATAATGCTGGCAGAGTGGGCTAACCGTGGTCTTAATCAGTGGACAATTACACAACGCACACAAGCTTTAACCTCTGGAACAAGAACATACGCTCTATCCGCAGATGTAATTGATATATTAAGCGCCGTTGTAACTCGTAGCAGCACTGACTTTTCTTTAACAAGAGTTAGTCGGGATGATGATTTAAACATCCCAAACAAGGCTACTACTGGTAGACCCACGCAGTTTTTCTTGGATAGACAAGTAACACCAAGTTTACGTTTATGGCCGACCCCAGAAAATAGCACGGATGTTGTTGTTTATAACGCTTTGACACGCATAGATGATGCAGACACAGCCATAAACACATTAGACGTACCTTTTAGATTTTATCCCTGTTTGGCTGCCGGTCTGGCTTATTACTTATCTATTAAAAGAGCTCCTAATCGAACTCAAATGCTTAAAGCCATGTACGAGGAAGAGTTTGAAAGAGCTATGGGTGAGGATAGAGACCGGTCTAGCTTTACGGTAACGCCAGAGTACGCATACTTTAGGACAAACTAATGCCTAGATACGCTACAGGAAAAAATTCTTACGCTATTTCAGATAGATCTGGGATGAAGTATCGTTATAAAGACATGCGTAAAGAATGGAATGGGGCGTTAGTTGGAAAAGATGAGTTTGAAAGAAAACATCCTCAATTAGGTCCATTCAGAAAAATATATGACCCACAAACTTTAAAAGAAGCACGTCCTGACACTAATAATATTTTTAACACGACAGTAAAATTCCCTATATTTAGTACTGTAGATATAGAGTACAAACGAGTACCACAAGCAGAGGCTGTATTGGGAACTGTGACAGTGAGCGTAACATGAGCTTTACATACACTACATTAAAGTCTGCCATAAAAGACTATACAGAAAACCAAGAGACTACTTTTGTCTCTCATCTTGTTGATTTTATTAAAACAGCCGAAGAACGTATATTTAAAAGCGTTGATTTAGAGTTCTTTCGCAAGAATGCGACGGGAACCACAACTTCAGGTAACCAATTTTTAGCTGTACCAGACGATTACATAGCATCTTTTAGTCTATCTTTAGAAAGCTCTAGTAATAAAAACTTTTTATTAATCAAAGATGTTAACTTCTTACAAGAATACAACCCAAATTCAGCCACCACCGGTCTTCCAAAATATTATGGTGTATACGACTTCCAAAACTTTTTATTAGCTCCTACTCCAGATGCTGATTACACAGCAGAGCTTCACTATTATTATAGACCAACCAGTCTAACGCAAAGTCAGTTTTTGTTAACGGTTAGCAGCGTAAGTGGGACTTTTGTAGCTGGAGAAACAATTACGGGTGGGACCAGCGGTGCAAATACAACAATAGCATCTATTGTTAGCGCTACGACTTTTAACATTGTTGTACCAAGCACAGATTTAACTGTGGGAGAAACAGTCACTGGGGCAACCAGTGGGGCTACGGGAACGGTAGTTTCTACTTCGGCAGACGCTACTACGACCTTTTTAAGTGTTAATGCCCCTAACGCTTTACTATATGGCAGTTTGATTGAAGCCTATACTTATATGAAGGGTGAGTCTGACGTTATGAAAATGTACAGTGAGCGCTTTGTAGAGTCTTTAGTTCGATTAAAAGATCTTGGGGAAGCTAGGGAAAACGACGATGCAAACAGACAGGGGCTACCAAGAAGGGCCCGTACATGAAAGTTGCCATCGTTGGCTTGGGAGGCAGTTATGCCGACTACATAGCCGCAAGAGTTGCCTCGCAAACTTTTGATGAAGTTTGGGGGATTAATTGTATTGGAGGTATTATACACGTCGATAAGACGTTTATGATGGACCCCGTTTCTCGTTTTTTAGATACTGAAAACGCTGGTTCTCAAACCGGAATAGCTAGAGAGTTTTTACGTAAAAATAAAAACCCAATATACTCGTGCCAAGAACATAGTGATTTTCCAGCCATAAAACTCTACCCGCTTGAAAAAGTTGTAAAATCAACAGGTTACTGTTACTTTAACAACACAGTAGCCTATGCGGTAGCGTATGCTATTTGGAAAAAAGCAACAAAGATTTGTTTGTACGGTATTGATTTTACATATAAAAACGTAAACATGGCCGAGTCAGGAAGAGCTTGTGTAGAGTTTTGGTGCGCTATTGCCGCGTCAAAAGGTATAAAACTAGAGATAGCTCACCGTTCCGGGTTGTTAGACACGAATGTTCCAGATAATGAAAAACTTTATGGCTACCACAGATTAGATGATCCTTTAGTTCAAACGATTGAAGGGGGCAATATATTAATAACAAAGCAGTCTGATATAAGACCGCCAGAACCGGTAGAATCAAATCCGGTTATTTTTGGGAGACATGATCATGTTTGAGGTTAACGTAGCATCCGTAGGGTCTGTTAAGGTGGTATCCTCTGATAACGGTGGTTTATCTAACGATCAAATAGCTGATATGGCAGCCGATAAGATAATATATATATCCGATGAAGCCCCTGAACCAATTAGATTGCAGGCAGAAGCTTTTAAGGATCGTGTTAGAAATTTAGTGCAATATTATGTAGAGTTGGCTAGAAAAGAAGAACGTGCTACAATTTGTGCGAAGGTCCGTGAAGCGGGTCAACATCAACTAGCTGACGCTATAGGGAGACTATAATGGCAATAGCACAAGCAATGTGTACCGCATTCAAACAAGAGTTGATGTTGGGCACACACAATTTCGCAACAAACGGCAACGCCTTTAAACTGGCTTTATATGCAGAAGGCAGTGGCGGAAAGTCTAGCACTACTGCTACTTTGGGGGCTACAACTACTGCATTTACCACAACAGGTGAGGTAGCTTCTAGCGGTTCATATGCAACTGGGGGTGGCACACTTACAAAAGTCGCGCCGACTACGTCCGGCACTACGGCATTTACCGATTTTGCAGATCTTAGCTTTACCACAGCAACGATCACTGCAATGGGTGCTTTAATATACAACAGCACCAACAGCAACAAAGCTGTGGCTGTGTTGGATTTTACATCTAATAAAACTTCAACATCCGGCACCTTTACTATTCAGTTCCCAACAGCCGATGCAAGTAACGCTATTATTCGTATAGCGTAATGGAGTGACACGGTGACTATATCTGGATGGGGTAGAGGCACTTGGGGCGAAGGTGCTTGGAACCAAGCCATACCAGTCGTTGTCACAGGTGTGTCGGCTACAGCCTCCGCTGGCACTGTAACACCAGTAGGATCTGCTCTGCATGCACCCACGGGAGTAGCAGCCACCGGAGCCGTAGGAAACCCAGCCTTAACAGGCACGGCCCTTTTCTCAATTACAGGTGTAGCAGGAACTTCTGCTCTTGGCGATGAGCAAACCAACGCCGGAGCAAGGGTGATAGGTGTTGGTGCTGTAGCCACGATAAGTCTGGGTGAGGAGGGCGTTAGTGGAGCTTCACTTTTGTCCCTTACAGGGGTAGAAGGAACGGCTGCACTAAGCACCGGAACGGTTACTTTCCCACTATCAATAGGAGTTTTTCCAACAGGGGTTACAGCGACAGGAAATACTGGTATAGTCCTCATTTATACAGAGATTGTAGCAGCGCAAACTCCAAATTGGGGTGTTGTAACAGGGGCTACGACAAATTGGGGCGACGTAGCGCCGTCACAGACGCCCTCTTGGACGGATCAGGCGGCATAGGAGCAGTATATGGCAAGCTCGTTTAGTACAAACCTTGGCATAGAGAAACCAGCTACGGGTGAACTTTCTGGTAGTTGGGGCGATGTCACCAACTTTAACTTTGACATATTTGATAGAGTTTTAGGTGCTTCAGATCTTACTGCTTCAGACCTCACGACAGACCTCACCATACGATTAGGATCTCCTACATCTGGACAAAGTAATGTTCAAACAGGCATGTTTGCTGTAATAAACCTTAAAGACAGTGGTTCTGACTTAGGCGGCACTAATGTTGTAACAATCGCGCCTAACACCGCCACTAAATTTTTTATAATTAAAAATTCTTTGACGGGCAGCAGGGCAGCTACCATAAAACAAGGAACAGGATCTACAGTGTCTATACCAAACGGAACAACGGACATTGTATTTTGTGACGGGGCTGGGTCTGGAGCCGCTGTCACGGGGGTTGCAGCCTCTTTAAATATTGCAGACAATACTGAGGTGGCTGGTACAGCTACTGCTTTAGCCATAGCTTTAGGATAGGAGTTAAAAATGGCAAATGATGCTTCCGCAACAATACAGGCGACAGTTTTGCCAGACGAGATTGCTAAGACCTTTTCGGCAAGTATGACTGTCACTCCTGCTGATGCCAACGATAAGTGGTATTACAAGAAGACTAGTGTATCTAATTCAAGCACAGACTTGATCGCTGGTAATTACACAGATTACACCGCAGTTGACGATGACACAGCACCCACTGCCGTTGCCACAGGTGACAAAGTAAAGTTTTTGTTTATCAAAAATGTAGATACTAATAGCCGTAGTATTTTTATAGTTCTAGATGCAGGCACCGCCTCATCTAGTGCAACTGATGGTATTACGATTGGTCCAAGCGAGGCTTTTGTAGCCAGACTGCCAAACACAACCGTAGCGGATATACACGCTATTTCATCTGCATCAACAGCCGAAGTCATAGTATGTGCTTTACTAGATGATGTAAGTGAATAAGGAGTAGAACATGGCTAATACCTTTAAAAATAAGGTGTTCAACGGTGGATCAGCCAGTGCCAACTCAGACATGGCTGTTTACACCGTGCCAAGTTCTACCACTACCGTTGTTATTGGTCTGACTCTGGCGAACACTTCATCTGCTCAAATCACTGCTGACATAAAGCTGAACGCTGGGGATATGGTGTTTCTGGCAAAAGACATACCGATTCCTGCGGCATCTAGTTTTGAATATATGGCAGGCAACAAGATTGTCATGGAAACAGGGCATAGCTTAATTGTGCAAAGTGACACAGCAAACAGCTTAGATACTGTAGCGAGTATAATGGAGATCACCTGATGCCTCTTCTCGGTAACACTATAGTTCCTAGTTTTCAGGCTAGACCTACAAGACAGGAGTTTAGTGGTGATGGAAGCACCACTACATTCACTCTTAATCAGACGGTTCGTGCAGAGGATGTAGTCGTTTCTGTAGATGGGGTGGTTCAAGAACCAACTGGGTCGTACACTATACCTGATGGCACTACTTTGACTTTTAGTGCCGCGCCATCAAGTAATTCTGGCAACAACATATTTGTTATGTACATGGGTGTAACCAGCGGATCTATCTCACCTGCCGTTGAAAACAGGGGCAACTTTAAGTCTAGCGGTATTTTTCGCACAAACAATCAAAGCCTGACTGTAGACACCACTATCCTAGCCACAGAAAACGCCAACGTGACTGGTCCGTTTACTGTGGCTTCTGGTGTTACACTTACAGTTGAGTCTGGCGGGACGTTGGTGACGCTATGAGTACATTAAAAGCAGACACCATACAAAGCACAAGCGGTGGTGCAGCTACGCTAACTAAGCAACATGCCGCAAAATGTTTTGTTTTTTTTGATCAAAGATCAGGTAACGTAGAGAGAGCCTCATTTAACACGAGTTCTGTATCAGATGAAGGTGCTGGAGATGCTCGTTGGAACGTAACTAATGCAATGTCTAGTGTTTTTAGTATCTTAAGTGGCACGACAGCTAGATCTGGCACTCACGGTCTTACAGGCGGTGGGGGTGATATTATGCTCAGTACATCACAATGGAGAGTTGTTACATCAGAGTCTGAATCACAAACTGCTGAAGATGCAGAGTGGTCAGCGCTAGGGCATGGAGACTTAGCATGAGTGAGGTAAAAACAGACAAACTCACTGGCGTAACTACTGCGAATAGTGTCACCGTGACAGTTGGTGCCACCGCTACACAGTCACTTGAACAGGGTTTGGCAAAACAATGGGTTTCTTTTGACCCTGCTGATTTTAATGTAGACGATAGCCTTAATTGTACTTCAATATCAGACGGGCCAAACGCAGGTGAGCAAACCCCAAATTTTGTTAATGTTATGGGTAACTCTGACTATGTAGTAAATGCACTTGTGTTAGAAAACCAAGAACGTATTTTGCGAGTAGAGACAAGAACAACAAGTTCTTATACTACACAAAACACAAATGATGCTGGTACTGCAAAAGATGATTTAATGGGATGCCTAGTACATGGAGACTTAGCATAATGGCACTAGGAAAAATCAAAGCAGATACTCTAGAACATAGCACCTCCGGCTCTGTAGATACGAAATACGTTGTTGAGGGTAGTGCGAAAGCACGAGGTCATTTTGAGGGTAGTGATGCGACTTTGGATGACAGCCTAAATACATCAAGCTTAACAGATAACGGCGGCAATGGTAGCTTCTCACCGCAGCTAACAAGTAGTTTTGCAAATGTAAATTATTCAGCAGTAACTGAATGTGCAAATACTTCTAATACAGCAAGTAACAGTGGTTCTAAAGCGCAGACATACGCGACAGGTAGTTTTAACATAGTAACCACTCAAAACGGTACAGGAGCTGATATAGATGATACTATTTACATAGCAGTTGGAGACTTAGCATAATGGAAACACCAGAGTTTCAAGGCACACATTTATGGGACAGACTCTGCTGGGCAAAAGAAAACCTAGAGGGTTATCAGTCAGACTATCGTGTAGTGTACGAAGATAGCGTTGATGAGTGCGCTAAAGTTCTTGTCCCTGACCCCAACTGGATGGCTTGTGCGTTGCAGGGCGGTATCCTGCCACCAGTGCAAGTATACTGGGAACTAGCCAAAGATGAAGCGCAGCCTGACTTTAAAAAGCACACACGAGGCTATCTGTTGCATAATACAGAGCCTGTCGAGGCAATGACAGAAGAGCAAGCAATCGAATACCTAATACAAAAGGATGTACCGCAGCACGTTTGGCGTGAGTGGGATAGCGGAAACAAACCAAAACTGGTAATATGCCGCAAGGAACAGCTTCCAGCGACAAGAGAGTGGC